GAACTGTTTTGGATATGTGATAACAATGAAAAGAGAATTTGATTATCAAAAGCTTGTAATGGGATCTTTAATGGCTCGTAAACAACGAAATAACAAGTATCAGGAACTAGCTAAAAAGCTTCTGCCACCTGCTTTTATTGACTTAGTTCAGACAATTAATAGCAGACAGAAGTTTGAAACAGCTTGCACCATTATTGCAAAACATAATGATTGCTATACCGAGTCAGAGATTGAATTATTTAAACAATGTTTAATTGAGAGGGTATAAAATGAGATACAAAAACGATCCTAAGTGGATAAAAGCAAAGTATTATTCCAAGTGTAGTAAATGCGGAAAAGAGATATTAAAACAGAGTGCCTGTTTTTGGTATCCACTTGACAAATCTGTTTACTGCGAAGAGTGCGGGAAAGTTGCTTCTGCACAGTTTGAAGCGGAAGCATTTGATGAGGAAATGTTAAGGAATCCAGAACCTAATGATTACGGCTCCCCTGACTTCTGATAATTTACCGATTCTAAAGGCAATACAGGCGCTATTTCAGCGCCTTTTTTATTGTCTATAGTAACACTAGGGCTGATATCAATAGCAGGCAATTCGGCACTAACAAGACTGATATTGATTACAGGATGCATACTGCCCTCTTGCTTAAGTCTAACCTCAGTCGATTCACCGAACCGTTCCCGATTAAGTTTGCCGATAATCTCTAAGATACTTTTTTGAGCTATCTGCAGTGCATAATATCTACCCTTAGATATACTTACTTCGTCACGTAATAGTTCAGCTGATATTGTTGATAGTTGCTCCTCTAGCTCGTAACTATGCGCTCTGCGTAACCCCCAAAACTGTTCTTCAAATTCTGGATCGGCTAGCCACATATCAAATTGATGCCTTGGCAGTCTTAAGACTTCACAGACTGCTTTAATCGTCTTAAACCTAGCATCTGCCTTGCGATATGCATCTAAAAAGATTTCCTGCTTTTCCTTCTCGCTTAAATTATTGTCTAATATATCTGGTAAGTTGTCGGTCATGGGGTAAATATCAGTAAATAATAGGTTGATTAATCAAAGTATCAGCTTTATTATTAAATTATAGTAAATCTTAGTTTACTACAATAAATACTTTTCGAGGGAATATATGGAACTAAATAAACTAGAATTAAATATTTATAATCAGCTTGGATCTGACAATGAAGATGAATTTATAGAAACCTTAAAGGATGTTTGCAGAGGCGGTGCAAATGCAGGCTTTTCAGGGTTTACATACTCATCAGAATTATTAGAGTTTTATAATGACAATAAAAAGCTAATACTTGAGGAGTTAAAAGAGCTGGCCTCTGATATGGGGATCGGGTTGTTGGAGATGATAGCAGGATTTAACTGCTTAAAAGGTTCTGAATTAACTCAAGATGAAATTGCTGAAATAGTTTATGGCAATTCTGATCATGAGTGCAAATCAATGGTTATTGATGCTCTTTGTTGGGCAGTTTTAGAAAACACTGCTTTTAAATATGATAGGTGATTTATGACTAAAAAAGACTTTGAGATTATACAAGATTATTTTTTAGGAGTATCTGAAAGGCTTCTTGAAGATGATAACGCCCAGATTCTAAGTAAACTCTGCGGTAAGCTTGCTATGACGTGGTGCAATACCGATCCTAACAAGGCAGGAGTTATGCTGCTGGACTGTATTAAGTGCTTTAATGATGAGATTGCGAGAGTAAATTATAATCGTGGCCTATATGACGGAGTTCAGAATGGCTTAAAGATTATGAGCAAAGCGAAAAGGTTTGAAGGCTCAGAGTATCGTGAGGCTGATGATTTTAATAGCACAATAAAGGAGGCAGCCAATGATCACGAATGAGGACGGAATAGCCAATGGTTTAGCAATTCGAAGTTATCTTAACTCTGCCGATCTAAAGCTAGATCAAGCTCAATATGAAGCCGTTGCAGAGATTATTGAACTTGCACATCAAGAAGGCAGAATAGCAGGTGGTAAGGCTATGTTAAAAGAGATTAAAGAAAGACTTTATCCAGCCCTAGATCTTCTTAAAAACAGTTGATTACCCTCGACAATGTTTTTAACAGCTTGCACTTATTTGCAGGCTGTTTTTATTTGTACCTCTGACACAATATCAGCTATATCAGGATAGCTTTTAACAGGCTCTTTCTTACGTCTGTTTATCCAGTAAAGTAACCTATTCATACCACCAACAATCTTAACTTGTTCACTGTCGTTGTTACACCAACTACACATTTTAACAGGTAGATAAGCGATTCCTGCCTGAGCTGGCACACAGCCACAGTTAGTACACTGGGCAAAACCTGTCCACATAGGTGGCACTATGCCTTTCTGTAAGGCTAGTGTTATCTGGCAGTCAACGATTGAGTCAGGTGTTAGCTTATAGCCTTCAGATTTCAGCATCTTCTTGGCTATTGGGGCTAAGTCTTTAAACTGCTTTTTTCTTAAATCCATTAATGATTTATATTTTTTTTCAAAAGAATACGCTTCTGTCATCGTCTTTTTTTCCTCTAAATTCCTTTAAACTTTCCTCTTTTTTTGCTCGTCTTTTTTCTTCCTCATCTGCGACAGTAGAATAAAACCACTCAATGTCATCATCTCCTTTAGGCCTGATTTCTATCTGAATTGGTTCTAATACTGATGGATCTTTTGGGCTTAAACATCTGGTTTTTTCAAAATGAAACTCGAACACAGTCCCATCTGTAATTTTCCAGTTATCAGGCCGTCTAAGCTGAATAACAATATCAAGAGGGTCTTCTATATCGCTTATTCCTCTTTGCTTCCCCTCCTTGCCTGAATGATGCACGATTAAAACGCTTATACGCCTTTCCTTGAGGCTAATCAGCCAGTCCCTAAGCTTACCATAGGCTGTCCTGAAATCTTCCCTTCCTGACGGTTTACAGGCTGCTGATAGGTTATCTATAACCAAGAGCTTAGTATCGCCTATAATGTCATCCATCATCTTCTGACAATCCCTGTCTGCTAGGTTCCATGTAACACCACCCATATTTTCAAATGTAAACAACCTCACGCCATTTCTTTGAAGCCTAAACATGGCAGCCCTATTAATCATGGCGAACCTTTCAGTTAGTGCCTGCCTGCCCATCTCGCAATCAAAATATAAAACATTCTCAATGTTAGTTGACCACTTCAGGAAAGGACTGTTTGTAGCTACCGCCTGAGACAATCCAAGGCTAAAAAACGTCTTTCCTATACCTCGCCATGAGTGAATCATGCATAAACTTCCCTGCTCCATCCATGGGTCAATAACAAAAGACTTCTCAGGAAACTCAACCTCGTTTAAATCAACCCAATCATGAGGGGGTTCTGTCATTTTCCAGTTCATTTAACCTCTCTGATTAGGCTCTTATTGCCGATGTAGAAATAACCCCATTCTGCGTCAATCCCTTCGCCTAATAACCACCTATTACCCTTTCCGATCTCCCTGTTCCTCCAGTTCATAATCGTTCTGGCGTGGCATTTGAGTTCCTTAAACTCTTTTGGCTTTCTTTCAGCATAATCGTTTAACTGGTCAATCCAATAATAAACCTCCTGTTCGTTCTTACACTTTTTGCCTATGGCTGCGATTTGAGAGCTAGTCATCCATACGACACCACCACGATTGATAAGAGGTTCTTTAAATCTTGATAGGTGTTTAGGAGCATCTGGCGAGTTATCCTGAGGTTCGGTTTTAATGAGTTCTAACTGAGGTGCTACTGTGTGTATAGTATTCTTATCTTTCTTATCTATTCTTAGTTGTGCTCGTTTGATGCTCGTTTGATGCTCGTTTAGATGCTCGGTTTGGTGCTCGCTCTCTTTTTCTGGACTCTGATATCTTTCATAATTACAGATAGTTATAAGGCTATACTGGGTGCTCGTTTGATGCTCGATTTGTTGTACCGTTTTCAAACCATTTAGAAAACGTTGTACTTTGGCTCTCGACCACTTCCACCTCTTCGCTAATTTAACCTGAGAAGTCATAAACTGGCCCCTCTTTATGAGCACTGGCACTGAATCAATAAACAGCTCTTTATCTTTCCAATTTGCATGTAGTAGCATGTCAACCCATGCCTGACCCTTTGAGAATGTTCCCGATATCCAACATGAGCTTGTAAGTAGGTTTCTTGATAGTTTGATATAATTAGACATAGCAAAAAATAAATAGTTGCCTAATTAAATCGGGTTTGGTAGGATCTTCTTGTCAGAGAAAAATCGCTTACCCGATCTAATAGCCCCCTTGTGGGGCTTTTTCTTTTATACCTCCAGAACAATCGTTCTGACAAGTACGAAAAATCTTTCATATTTCATAATGTTTTATCCTGATATAACCTAATAGCTCTTAACTATTCGGGAGGATTATGGCGACTACATCACAGGACAACGAAACAATTATTTTAATCAACGATGCTGATCTAAGAGATGGCTACTTTAGGTTCTATACAACCAAGGAGTTAGACTATAATAGATTACTCAAGATTGCCGGAGACTCCCTATTTTCACCGACAAAAGTTACACAAACAAAAGATGGCCTTACTACATCATGGGATTGCAGAGTTCCAGTGTCTTTCCTCCAGCGTAGACGGTGGTTAATTCGCAAGAAACGGGTAATACCGCCTATCTCTGAGGAGAAAAAAGCAGAGATGGTCGCAAATTTAAGAAAAAGAACTAAAGTTATATAAATTTCTGCCGATAGCTTATTTAACCGATTGAGCGTTCAGTCGGTTTTTAACTTTTCGGGAGAATAATTATGAAGGTTTATTTTGTTGCTCAGGTTTTATTAGCTTTTACCTGTATTTACTTTTTGTCTGGTTGCGCTTCAATTATTGGGATTAAGGAATACCAGTCCGGAGATACTCGAATTAGCTTTGTTACTGGGTATGATGTTGGTGCTGCCTTTAACGGGGTTGATACTGTTGATAACAATAGAGGCATTAAGCCCGGCGCAGGTTACGTCAATACTGCTACGAAAAAAGGTGCATACTAATGAAGTACGGTTTAATTCAAGAAATGGTAGGTAGAATTTATGTTCAAAAACGCAGTAGATATCTTTACAAAGTGTATAGCGCACTTAATAACATGGGCGATAATAAATTGCGTCCTGATAGGTGCGTATCAAATAGGCCGACACTGGCACTTATACACACTAAAGAACCAAGTAAACATGAGAGAGTTCATAGACTCGCTGTCAGACCAACAAAGGAGCGATGTAGCAGAGGCTATGTTCTTATACGAAAAGGCTGAAAAAACAGGTAAATAGCTAACTTGAGGGCGGGTTGTTAAGACCTGCCCTCTCTACAAATTCCCAGTACTTTTTGCTTGCCTGAGCTGTACTCCTTAGCTTCCTATAAAAGGTAGTAGTACAGATTTTATAAGAGCCTTCACTTCTGCCAACACACTTTAGATACCTTACCCACTCATCATCAGACCAGCGATTCCTGAGTTTTGTCTGCCTTGTTGATCCAGATAATATTCTTGATTCGGGCTGCTTAAATTTCCTCTCAACTGTGACGCAATATGTCCTTACTTTCATCCCCGCCTGAGTGTAGCTTGTTGCTCCTGATACGTTGTTAGGACCGCCAAGTCTGCATATAATCCTAGTAATTGTGGATAAACTTGTAGTGACTATGTAGAAGTACTTTCCACGAGGCGGAACGCAGATAATTACATCACCAGATTTGAGATCCCAAAAGAAATTTGAGTTAAATCTTTTAAGCGGAACATCAGCCTTTTTAGAAAGGGCTGTCGTCTTCTTCAGGCTTAGGGACTTCGATTTCATCTAATAGAGGAAATTGTGTGTTAAGGGTATCTCTTATAGCCGCTACCTGCTCTAAGAAGTAGTAATTTGACTTCTTCCACTCACCAGAAGCCTTATCTTTGTATTGTTTTTCAATGGTAAAATACTTTTTGTCATCTTTCTGCCAAAGTATTATCGCCACTCCGCCGTCTAGCTTTACTACCTTTATTTTTTCTGCCGCCATGCTTATTTTTCATCCATTTAAATACTTCGTTTAGATTATATCTGACTGTTTTGCCATGCCTATAGTACGGCAAACCACACTTCTGTCTCCAGTTAAACACTGTTAATGTGCAGACACCTAGCACCTGTGTCAGCTCTGCCGTATCTACCATCACAAACTTTTCTTTGTCCATGATTAAATAATATATTGCTTATTCAAATTTATCAAGATATATTAAAACTTATCTATTTCGGGAGAATAAATATGGCTAAAATTCTAATTGACAACATCACATTTGAACCGGGCAAAGAGGCTTTCGAGCGTCTGCATGGTAAGAGTAACTATCTTGGCAGCTCTGAGATTGCAGTAGTCGCAGGGCTGAACAGGTTTCAGACACCCTTGCAGCTATGGATGAAAAAGACTGGCAGGGATACATCTACTGTCGATAACTGGGCTGTCTATGTAGGCAACCTATTAGAGCCTGTAGTTGGTCAGATGTTTGAGAAGAAACATCCTGAGTACTCACTATTAAAAAACTACACTGTATATTCTCATGACACTATTGAGTGGGCAACATGCACTCAGGATTATAACCTTAGCTATCCGACATCATCTTCTGTCGAGAGCATATTAGAGATAAAGACTTCTGGCATCTGGGCTAAACAAGAGTGGGACAATGGAGAGGTTCCAGACTTTGCGCTCTGTCAGCTACAATGGCAGCTTGGAATATTAGGCCATCCATACGGTTATTTAGCTGCCCTGATAGGAGGTAAAGAATACTTTGATAAGGAGGTCAAGTTTAGTCCAGATGCCTTTTCTCAGCTTGTAGAGCTAGGCGAAAAGTTCCTATCTCTTGTTAAGTCAGACACGCCACCTGATGCAAACTTTGCTGATGATTTAAGCTTTATCAGGCCGACAGTTAAATCGGTTGAGCTTAATTGCAGAGATTTACTTGATGAGTATCAGATCTTAACCGATGAAATTAAAAGACAAGAAGACATAACAAAGCTCAAACAGCAGGCAAGGGATACAATCAAAAACAAAATCATTCAGCTTATGGGTGATGCAGGTGAAGGTAAGTGCGGAGATTATCTTGTCACTCGAAAAGTTGTGCCGATTAAGGAATCGCTAAGAAAAGCATATGAGCAAATAAGATTTAGTATTAAGACTTTAAAGGAGAAATAAAATGCCTAAACTAATTGAAGCTATGAAACAGATAAAAGATTTGCAGCGTAAAGCAGCAGATATAAGAGAGAAGATACAAAAGCACCATGCTGATATTGATATTGAGGTGCCAGTGTACGGCACACCTGAACAGCAGCGTGATATGGTCTCTCAGTGGCTACAGGCACACAGTGATATTGTTAAAGAGATTGGCAAGCTAAGGTTTGCTATTCAGAAAACAAACATTCAAACACCTGTCACAATCATACTTGGCGAGAAGTCGGTGACTAAAACAATAACCGAGTGGATATCAAGGCGCAAAGATTTAGCAGCTCTCGACGCTCAGGCTTGGGATTGTTTAAACGACAAGGGCATTAAGCCTGCTATCAACATTCAAAAGACTGATGGCACCTTACAAGAGGTTAAGATTCGCAGGTATTACGATCCTAAAGTCAAAGATGACAAAAGGGAGTTGTACCGTTCAGAGCCATCTCTTATTGATGGATCACTGGAAGTCGTAAACGCAGTAACAGATTTAGTTTTATAATTAACGAGCAACAGGCAGAGCAAAAATATTATGAAGGAGGGTTAGACTAAACCATAGAGGTCAACAGTGATATAGCTCAGTTGGTAGAGCAGTTCCCCATTAAGGAATGTGTTATTGGTTCGATTCCAATTATCGCAACAAGCCCACAATGCTACTTGTGAACATATTTAAGGCTTAAGACCGTAAGATGTAAGTTGGTAAGGTTTAATTTTAGTAAGTACGTAGGACATAAGAGTTAAGACTGGGCTAGGCTTAAAAACCTAGAAATCGGAGTTTTCTTTTTTAGTCTCCTTGAATGTTTAGAACTTCGCTTCCTGTCTGGGTGCTCACTTTTTTTAGAAGGTAATTTATGAAATACGGAATGGACTTTTTACTGGGTACTAAATATCCAAAGACTGTTAAGCAGGAGCATCCCCGAAGTTATGGTCTGGGTATATTTTTAGAGGTTAGCGGCGTTCCGCCTGCATATTCTCTGATTGATGAAATGGCAGGGCTTGGCATTCCCTTTATCAGAGTTCAGATGCTATGGAAAGACCTGCATGACTTTAAGCCTTCTGATGTCTCAATAGTTGAGCAGAGGATGAAGAAGCTTGTTCCTATAATAAATAAGCATAAAAACGTAAGATGGTATATCTCCCCTTGCTGCGAGCATGAGTTGAAAGAAAACCAATTTGAACCATTCGCTCAGGCAGTTTTAAAATATTGCCTGTTGTGTACCGTTGTAAATAGTCCGAATAATGGAAAAGGGCATGTTAGTAAAAAATACCTCAACGAGTACCACCACGAAGAAAAGCCACGAGGCGGAAGTGACAGGTTTGCTGCTAGCTTTGACGGGGCTAACATCGTTGATAGTAATGTCACTAATTATATCAATAATTACGCTAAGGCCGAGTATCTCATGGTCTGGAATAGCCAATGCAACGGAAACAGAAAAATCTTTAAGCCCGGAGAGAAAAGAGGACCAAAGGATTTTATCGACAGAGCCAAACGGATTTACTGGCCTACTCCAAAACAAATTGATAGCTGGATATGGCTCACTACCCACGCAAAAGGATGTACTTCTGTGCCGAAGAACTGGGTCTTTAAAAGCCACTCAGACCAACATGATATGCCGCCAGAGGGGAAGGACCAAAAGCCTGTTTGGGTTAAACTGCCAAAGTTTAGGGCAATAGAGGTAAGGGCCAGAAACGGGCAGTTAGTCGATAAGGCTCCCTATTTTGGCCCGTTCTCAGGCGGTGGATATAGGTATTACCACTCAGATTGGGGCTTTACGTTAGCTGAAAAGGCTATCAGAATCCAAGGTGATGGGGTGTGCGATATTTTTGCAGACGGTAAGAAAATGGGTCAGGTCAATTTGGCGTTCAGAGATGGATCGTACAGATAAACTTACAGAGATGGAGGCAAGGGCTAAAGTTTTAGGATTAGACCCTCAAGAGACACAAATATTTCTGCTTGGCGCTAAGGAGTTTGCAGCACTAACAGAAAAATATGCACACGCTGGAGAGTATGCAGGAGATCCGAGAGGTATTTATGTTTTTGAGATGTTATACCTATTAAATAAAAAGGTTGAGTAGATGACAATCAAGCACACAAAACACGATGCGCTGGCAAAACTGGCACAGCTTACAGAAGCTAAGTTGCCACCTGTCGAAGATCCACCACCGCATAAAAAAGAAACAGACAAAGACCACAGAGCAAGAATTAACCGGGAGAGACATCCCAAGATTGATAAAATATCTGATGAGTGAATTGGTAGTAATAGTTTGCTATGCGTTTCAGATGGCGCTTCTTATGGCAATCATTGTTGTGACGGTTAAAATTTGGAAACTTTAGCAGCGAGGGCAGGATGACTGATTTTGATTTAGAGAAGTTTGCGAGACAAGGCGTTGAGCATTTAGATCCTGAGTTTTATCTTGATGTGAAGGCCTTAATTAAAGGCCGGAAAGAGGGGTATTTTACTGCGCTAGGATTAGTACAGGCCGAACTAGCCGAAGTAATCCCGGAGCATAATCCAGCGCATCAAACGATTCAGAACGTGTTTAAAAAACTACGAGGACAGGATGACAAGTAAACAGAAAGCAATCAGCCAGACACTAAAAGAGGCTAAAAAATACGGATACTATGCGCCTATTTATCTGGATGGATTTAATGATGCTCTTAAGCAGGTAGTTAAAGAGCTAAAGAAAAAAACCAATCCTGACTCATGGGGAGCGTTTGCATTACCGACAGTCGAGGAAATTATTATGAGGCTTAAAGATGACAAGTAAACTACCAGAGCTATTGGAATGTCCTTTTTGTGGGGAAACTAAGTATTTGCATTACCCGATTGGAGAAGTCCGCACTTACTACACAGAGTGCCAATCTTGTAACGCTATGGGGCCGCAGTTTGCTAAGCAAGGCAAAGAGGAAGCAATCACAGCATGGAACACTCGCCACCATTCAGCCTCACGAGATCGTGCAATTGCGAGGGCGGCTTGGGAGAAGTGCAGCACTGCTTTCTTTAGCTCAGATCCGAGCGTGTCTTTTATGGCAGCAGACGACTACCTGCAAAGCGATGAGTTTTTGAGTTTGATTGGGGAGAAGAAACATGGTGCATAAAAAAGGTTGCAAATTAGGCAAGTACAATAAGCGACAAAAACTTGAGTTTATCCATGGAATAGAAATCGAAAGTGGGGTAGAGCCGCCCCCCATGAATATGACCTCACCTTGGAGTTATTTAGCTTGGAATATGAAAGCAAACGAAAGCGTCTTGTTAAAAAGCTATGACCATGTGATGAAGTTGAAACATTCTATTTTAAAACTTGGCTTCAAGACTATTAGAAGAAAGATAGGGGAAGATCAGTGGAGGATCTGGAAGGTACATAAGAAGTATAATAAATCCCCGTCAGGCAATCCAATTCAATACTCTAAGAGAACCCTAGATGTTATTAGTTCGGGTATTAGATCGGTTAGAGGATAAAATGAAAAATTTTGATTTAGAGCAATACTTAAAAACTCTGGACGAAATGCCAGCTTGTAATATGCTTCCTAGTAACTTAGGGCGCATGGTTTTTCTCAAGGCTTTGGAGCTGGTGGAGGAAGAGCTTTTACCCTCTTTTTTAGGAGTGGAATATGCAGAAGCCGAAATAAAAGGGGTTATTACAAAACTAAAGGGAGGGGGAAATGAACATCAAGCGAGAGGTTTATGACCGTATAGTTAAGGCATTAGAGCGAGAGCTTAGCGTGATTACGTCAAAGATAAATGGCAATCGCTATTCTTTTCGTAACTTAGAAAAGGAACAGACTGTCCTAAAGCGTGAGAAGGCGAAGCTGCATGAAATGCTTAGAGACTTACGACCTAAAATCAAAGAGGCAAAATGAAAAAGCAACGTAAGGCGAGGGAGTGGTGGGTAGTGATATATACTCCGCCTGCATCAAAATATACAGACCTAATAACGTATAGGACTAAGAAGGCTGCAATGGATTGGCACAAGAAAGAGAGCGTCTTTAAAGTCCGAGAAGTTTTACCAAAAAGGAAAAGCAAATGACTAAATCAAAACCCGATTCGGATAAGGCTATCAGCCATCTTGAAGAAGCTATTGAAAAAATCGGCCACAATCAAATTAAGAGCTGGCGGAGTGATGAGTATGCAATCGGAAGAAGCGAAAGTGTTTTGCTAGTTGGCGGTATCGAGATTGGAATATTCGCTAGAGCAGCGGCAAGGGAAGCTATGGAGTGGCTACTCGCCGAGGCGGAGAAGATGGCGATTGATATTGACCTTGATATAGAAGAAGGATGGTCAGGTGTTTACTTAAATAATGGGTTAATTAAGCTATCAGACCTTAAAAAACTAATTTCAGAAGGATAGGACAGTGCCAACAGTACATAAAGCACAAGTGATAGAAGTTGATAAGCCAAATAGAAAACGTAGATGTGTTTACTGTTGTAATATTTTTATTGCTAACATTACAGAGGTAAAAAAAGGGAAAGCTAAATTTTGTAATGCAAAATGCTATGCTGAATATCGTAAACTTCCAAAACCAAAATTACAGGACAATCGAGAGTATGTTTACAAGAGAAAGCTTAACTATTACAGATCGAGGCATGGGCTATTAGTCTATAGATACTTGTGGATGGTTCGGAGATGTAAGCAATTGCAAGCTTACAAAGCTAGGTCTCCAAACTTCACTAAGGAGGAATTTCTAAGAAAGTTTAAAAACGACAATAATTTAATTCGATTAATAGAAAACTGGAAAGTCTCTGGTTATTTAGAGAGGCTAACCCCTACGGTAGATAGGATTAATAACAAACTAGGATATCGTTTAGATAATATTCAATTTTTAACTATGGAAGATAATACAAAAAAGTATCGTGAAATAGATTCAAAACTAGCGGGGGAAGAATGAACTGTAGAAGATGTGGCAATCATCAATATAATTATCAGGACGCTTTATGCTCAAATTGTATGATTATGGAGCAAATGAAGGCTAACGAAAATTTGAAGCCTATTAACTACGTTGCATACGAAGGCAGATCGACAGCAGACATCGAAGCCGAGCAACGCCAGCAAGAGCGCAAGCGGTTGTTTCAGGAGGTGGCTTTAGCTCTTATGTCAAATAGCTATACAACGGTAAAAAATGCGGACGAGCTAATGAAGCCAGTTGAGCTACTTACAGAAGCACTTCTGCAAGCTAGCGAGAAGTTCGCAAAGGGGGAATGATGAAATACCTGATCCTAGCCCTACTCTTAACCGGATGCTCTCTAAAGAAAGGCAACTACCCTGAACCTAAAGCCTACTCTGTGCATATCATTAACAAGCAAGCGTGTGCCTCAGAATGGGAGGAGGCGAAAGAATACTTCTTAAGCATCGGAATCCGCATCGTCGAGGACACGAAAGCACCTTACCGCTATGTCTGCGTGCATAATCCGCTGGGCTTGATGCGGAAAGTTCTGTGTCCCATTGATGTTGTAGGGCTAACAACTTACGGCGGTCAGGATACGGAGACGGCTTGGAGCTTTAACAGCACTAAGACGATTGTTCATGAATTAGCCCATTTGATTTTCAAATTGCCGCATGGCTCAGGGATTATGTTCCCAGACGATTTAGGGACGCAGCTATCGAGAGGATTTAGTGAGAAACAGTTGGAGGCGTTATCAAAAAAATAAGAATTAGTAAGAAAGCGATAGAACTATCTAAGCTCGATGATGAATATCTTACGAAGCTGCTAGAAAAGAAAATAAAAAGAATGGAAAAGATTCTTAGAGAAAAAGCAACAGAAGGATATTTCGGAATTATTAGTGAAAAACAACTTAAGGAGATTGGGAAGTGAGCGAGGTTGAAGTTAAACAGTTAGGGCTGATAGAGGCGCAACAGCATCATCATGTCGTTATTATGACAAATTCAGAATGTAAGGAGTTTCCGTTAGGGATAGGCTTTGCAAATGATTTAAACGAAACAGAGCATGTTGTGTTCTTAGATTTACATACAGCAAACGAGTTCGGGCAGAAATTCTTTTCTGCTTTTAACGATATGTTAATTAAAGTTCGGGGAGATCAATAAACAAATTGAGAGGATGAAATGAGCGAAAATAATACAATGTCAGTATTTGTCGTAGTGGCTCCATCGGGAGATGTTTTTAGTAGTCAGGTTACGGCCCAAACAGCAGACGAAGCGTTGTATAAATGTGCAAATATTTCTAGATGTCCACAAATTAGAAAGGCTCAAGCGAAGCAGATGGAAAAAGAGGGTTGGCAAGTTTATTCAAAGTTAAAATGGGACTATTTAAATTCAGAGAGGATGAAATGAAAACAGAAATAGAAGAAATAGAAATTAATGGGACTAAGTACGTCAAGAAAGGCAGCGATCAACAGTTTGCGGTCAATGTTGATGGCTTGCCGTATGTAATTATTAGAGCAGACAGGGCTGGCGTATTTGCTGGTTACTTGAAAGAGGATAACGACACAGTTGTTATTCTTCATAACGCAAGACGGCTATGGTACTGGTCTGGTGCAGCGTCTTTAAGCCAGCTTGCAAACGAAGGCGTTAAAAAGCCTAACGATTGCAAGTTCCCCGCTGCAAACACAACGATAAAAATAACTGGAGTGATTGAAAATATTCCTTGTACCGAGCAAGCACGAAAAATAATTGAAGGAGCGCCAGTATGGTCAGCGTAATAGATTCTGGCTTTGGCGATGGCTGTGGCTTTGGCTCTGGCGATGGCTCTGGCGATGGCTCTGGCGATGGCTGTGGCTTTGGCTTTGGCGATGGCTGTGGCGATGGCTCTGGCGATGGCTGTGGCTTTGGCTTTGGCGATGGCTGTGGCGTAACTATTTTGGAGGATTAGATTATGAAAACAACACTACTATACGTATTCATAGCCGCAGGGCTGGTTATTACTATGACTTTGATGAGCTTGGAGGCTAGGGCTGAGAAGCTGATTATCAAAAACAAGTGCGCTCCATATCTAAATGAAGATCCGGCCGGATGGCCTTGTTACGACATAACTCAGGGGCTGGATAACCCTAAGCGGCTAGCTCGCTATGCTCAGGTGAAACGCAAGGCAAAAGCGCAGGGGGTAAACTTTAAAGGCATAACCGTTGTGCTTAACGACGCTGCATGCACACCGAACAGATGCACGTATAAATTCCACGCTAAAGGTAATAAAGCCTACTTACCTCTAATGGATTGTTGGCAGGATTTCACTGATGGCATTAGAGTTTTAAAGCAAGCAGATAGATTTAATTAAAAGGAAACATTAAATGCAAAACAATACATTCAACGAATATTTCGCCAAAGGGCAGTTTTATGAAATGGTTAATGGGACTAAAACCCTATGTGATGTTAAGCAGTTTGCCGTTACGGTAGCAGCCAGCCAAACGGATGCTTCTCTGGTCGCAGTAGTAGCGAATAAAAGGATTAGGCTTCTAAGCCTAGCTGTTAAGTGCCATACAGCAGACTGTGATTATGCGCTAACAAGCAAGCCATCCGCATCGCCGGGGGCTGTTATTTTTACAGCTTGGGCAATGTTCAAGCAGCTTAACTTTTACCCTTATCAACAGATTGGGATAGTGGAAACTGGGATAGACAACGGTCTGGCAGTATCTACAGGCTCAGGCGGAGAACTAAGATTCTCAGGAAGATATATAGAGTTTACGCCATAAGGAGATAACAACATGAGTAATTCAAATTCAGAACTATCAAATAAACTTGTCGCTCAGGGCGCTTCGATTAAGCCTAGTAGCTTTGTTGGTATAATGAAGCCTTGGTATGAAAATAGGCAGCAAAATATTGCAGACCTCTGCGGGAGTGCTGAGGATGCAAAGAGGCTTTACGTTGCAGCCATGAGCTATATCAGCAACAGGCCAGAGCTGATGAAATGTGAGCCAAAGAGTTTGCAACAATGCATCATGCAAAGTGCGACACTGAACCTGCATCCGGGCGTACTAAACGAGGCTGATTATCTTTGTTTCAAAGGTAAGGCTACTTTTGTCTGTGGTTATCAGGGGCTAATTAAGCTTGCAATCCAGAGTGGTATTGTCTCTGACATATCATCTAATGTTGTGTACGCAGCAGATGTCTTTGACTATCAGGAAGGCTCGAACGCTTTTATCAAGCACAAAAAGTTTCTTGGTAGCAGGAAAGATAGAGGTGAAAGGGTATGCGTGTATGCAATCGCCAATATGGTTGCAGGAGGGGTAAAGTTTGTCCTATTAACGCCAGAGGAGGTTCTATCTATCAAGAACAAATCTATGGCTAAAAATAGCTCTTATAGCCCTTGGAATAGTGACGTAGACAATGAAGACGAAATGTGGAAAAAGACAGCGATCAAGAGATTATCTAAGCTACTACCAAAGTCCACAAAGGCACTAAACTTTGCAAAGGCAGTAGCTCTTGATAATGCTGCTGAAAGTCCAGACGATAAGGACGCTTCGCTCTTGATGCCAGTGTTCGATGAATCAGAGTTTTTAGAGGAGTAAATGGATATTAAAAATGGTAGCGATGTAGTGCTAAAACCTATTTTCGTCAAGAAAGGGAGTAAGTATGAGGAAGAATTAAAGCCGTACTTTGTTACGTACTTTGACGATAGCGTAATCGAAGTGCCGCTTAACAGGGGAAATTACAAGAAGTATGCAATATCATTCCCGAAGTTAAAGAGAAAGATGGAGAAAGTTCTTAAGATTAAACCTTAGTCTTAATCCACTTATGCAGCAGACCTAAGATAAGGTAAGCATTACCACCAAGCTCTATAATCTTAGTTATGGTGTTGAGTAAATCTGCTCCAAGCTCCTCTGTTATCGGGAAGTCGGGAAAGAATATAGCAATAACTGATATTGCCAGTCCTATCCCTGTTTTCTTGCCGTTAAATGGTAGCGCTTTGAGTATCTTGTCCAATCCTACAATCATATTATTCCTTAATTTTACTAATCTTTAGGTCTAAAATCTTCTGTAAGTCATCTTCAGTCTTTTTCTTCTGCTTATGCGACTGCTTTTTACCCAGTACATAGCCACCAAAGATGCTTGTTATGATTCCTGATGCTATTGCAGTGATTGGGTTAGCTTTCGCCAATAATGCTATTGCGGTAGCAAGGGAGCTTAAATCGGTTGTTTCAATCATGGTTAAACCTCTCCGGTATCAGTATTCTTAATTATGTTTTTGACGTAAACTCTTGTCTCTCTTGGAAGCTTGGAGCGTATGTCCTCGTATGTTGAGCCACCTGCTCCTGTAAGAGCTTTTCTGACGTTGCCAATGCCCCAGTTATACGCTGCAAGAGCAAGTTTTAGGTCGCCATCAAATCTATCAGATAGCCAGTTAAGATACGCTGTTCCAATAGCCTTATTCTGCTCCTCGTTAAAAGGGTCATATTCGCCCGGAAGTCCTAGCTTTTTGTGCCACTCTCTGCCTGTTGAATCGACTAACTGCATCAGACCCTTAGCTGTACCATATTTAGTCTCAGGTCCGACTGCATCTTTGTTAAAACCACTCTCTACGGCAATAACATTTCGTATCACCTTCTCAGGCAGTTTGTTCTCAACCTCTTTGGGTGTTAAATCCACATCAGGGGTTGGTTGCTTGATTTCTTCACTTTTTTTTTCTGGAATAAATCCAGTATCCATTCTATCAGTTTCATTTTCTCCTCCATCGTCTGCTGATAAACCCATAATGACAGACTTTCCGGCTTTTGTTAGGTAATCAACCGCAGTCTTAATGTTTCTTGGCGTAGCATCCTTAATCATTAGCTCCGCAATCTTAGGATTTTGAAATGCTGCGCTAATAGCCTGCTGCATCACATCTGGTTTTCTTGCAACTGCTGATGCCATTTTGTTTAATGCAATCGCACCTAATATACCTACCGGACCACCAAAGGTAGCCGATGAACCAAGTATTCCATATCGGACAAATCTGTTATCAAGAAATCTTGCTGCGCTGGCGATAATAGCACCGCCAACAACGCCTTTATTTTTGCTTGCAATCTTTTCTAGCGCCTTTAATTGCTCAGGCTCAAATAACTCTTGGAAGGCGCCACGATTCTTATTTATCTTACCTAGCCAGCTTGTAGGAGTGCCAGAGAATGTTTCCTGTAACAAAGAAGCCTTACCAAGAGATAGTGCCTCTGGATTGCCCCCCATAACCTCTTTGAAGGTCTTTGCAGTCTGGCCGTTTGTAAGAGTTCTGCCTATCTTACTTGCTGCCTGCTGGTAATCATCTAACGACACGCCCCGACCTGCATATTTGCCTGTTCTAAAGACTTTATATAGGTCATTAGCCATCTCGCTAAACTCAGCTTTTTTGCTTGCAAGGTTATCTATGGCACCTCTTAGTGGATTTGATTCAACAACCTTAGCTGTACCCTTAACAAAATCACCATATTTTTCGTTTAGGAGTGGAAAGCCTTCATCCGCTACTCTTGTAGCAGGGACAGCCTCTAATACGCCCTCAATCTGCTTAATTCTATCTGCTCCTTTTGGATCTAATGTACCAGCCCATCTCTGCTTTTTTAGTGCGCTTAGTTCGTCAGTTAGCTGAGAGGATTCACTTGATATCTCAGATACGGCGTTTAGTGCTTCTTCTTTCTGTTGACCTGCTACGTTCCTTGCTGTTTTAACCAAATCGCCTAGCAGTTCTTCTCTTGAAACCTGTCCTGACGCTGATGTTGAGGGTCTGGTAAGGACTGATGCATCATCAAGAGATTTGGCAACTGTGCCCATAACCTCATTAGCTGCCTCGTTACCACCCTGATAGAAATATCTTCCAAGCCCTTTAGCTCCGCTTACACCAGCTCTGAGCAAATCTGGCGCAGTCATAGTGGCCAACTCAACCCCAAGTTGACCAAGGCCGCCTTGTTCTACGAGATCGCCCTCTACTGCTGCTTGTCCTGCCAAACCTCCAGCCGTAGCAAGTTCAAGCTGCCTGAGAGGATTTGAGGATATAAACTTTCCTAGCTTGCCAATAACTCCCGGAGCGTTCTTTACAGCCCCGCCGCCTGCAAGAATACCGAGGACATCACCGCCAAGTTCGCCGCCTCTATGCGCTATTCTCCCTGCGCTCGACATCTGCCCCATTGTGCCTGTTTCTTCGTCTAATGCGGATTGGAATAGGTCGCTCATAGGTGTGCCACTAACCCATGTAGGGGACATATTTTTGACTGATTCGTAACCAGAAGCCAGAACACTACCGCCTAAATCCCCAAGTCCAAAGAAAGCACCTCCTATGCCCTCCAGAGCGCCTTTAGAAACGCCTCCTATGGTGTCTAATAGGTCGCCTGAGAATGAGCCTGTTGTTGAAGGTTGCGTAGATGAAGCGCCTTCGTCAGTTTCTACCTCGTATAGAGAACCATCTTCAGTTTCGATTTCGTAGATAGCCATTATCTTTTCTTTGTAACTCTAAGAACCTTAGACCCTTGATACTCCTGTCCAACTTGAGGAACCAATGAGCTTGAAGGAGTTGCGCCAAGAGAAGAATCGGGGGCCATTTTACCAACATATTGATATGCTAACCCGCTAGTCCATGCCTCGTTTGGCTCACCAGTCTTAGGATCTATCAACGGAATCTTTCGTCTTACTGCGTCCCATGCCTCATTAGCTTTGTTTGCAGGTACGCCAAGGGTTCTTTGTTCTCTCATGAAATCAACGTATTTTTCCTGCATGGCGGCTACAGCTTCGAGCTTATCGGCATAATCAAGATTAAATTCTTCAGTCTTATCTATCCCCGGATAGGCTTGCAGCATGATTTGAACGTCTTTATCTGACATTGGCCCCTTAAAGGCTGGCCCAATTTCCTCAATTCCCTTAGTCTTAAAGGCTTCAAGTTTTTGACCTGCCGTATAAGCATCCTCTGCATCAGAGAAAAGTAGACCTGCCGCCCCTTTGCCAAGTTGTAGCGCACCGCCACCAAATCCAGTGTATCCAGCAGCCTTAGAAGATGCCCTAATCGTAGCAGCGTTCTGTCTCGCTTTTTCTGCTGTCTTTGCTGATTCCTCTATAGATTTGTATTGATCCTTAATTTCATCAATTTGAGGCTGAAGTATCGTTCTTGCCTGTTGTAATGCTCCAACGGTAGGGGTGTCGCCGTCTGACAATGCTGTTGCCAAGGCTAGAACCTTAGCCCCAACGCTACCTTCTGGACCGCCTACGCCGTCTATTGCTCCACCTATAGTTGGTTTTGCTGTCTCTGTGCCGATATTAGGCTTTAGGTATTGAGACAAGACTGCATCTCTAAGCCTTGGATTACCAAACTGCACCCCCATCTGCTCAAGCTTTTTGCGCTGGTCTGAATCTTCGAGAGCTTTAATAAGAGCAAATCTGGCAACATCAGGATCTAATCCATCTGCACCAAGGGCATCAAAGGTAACATCGGGATAAACCTGCCTCATCTGTGGCAGCATTTCTTCTTGGAAAGTTCCCATTATGTCCTGCTCGCCGACTTGACCTAAGAAGCCGCCGCCTAGCCCTTTTATCGCATTAAAGGCCAGATTGTCCCAAAAGTCTCCGCCTTGAGGCACTGCTGTTTTCTGAAACGCTGCTGCGCCCTGCATCCATGGGTTAGTGGCTTGTTCTTGCGTCAAATACTGGTCAAATGCACTAACGAGAGGGTATTTATTCTCCTGTTTAGCGGCTAATGCACCCTGAGAATACTGCCCAAGAGCGTACTGCTGCTTCATCTGGTCTAATGCAGATTGTTGCTGTAATTTCTGTTGATTCACAGCCTCGTTATAAGCGAGTTTCTGCTCATATTCTGCCTGAAGTTGTTCTGGTGTTTTTGCCATAATACCTTTTAGCTAAATAAGCTGCTCGCTAAATACTCACCTGCTTTCTTGCCAAATGCGCCTGCCAGTGGACCTGCTAGAGAACTCCCTGCTTGGCTCCAAAAGCTTGGTTGTTGTTGAGTCTGTCCTGTAAAGTTTGGAACAGGTCTAAATGGAGAGAGCGTCATGCCACCACCGCTTGGCCTGTTGCCACCGCCACCAGCTTTTGATGCGTTTAAAAGCTTCATCTGATTGCCAAAGTCTTGCTGCTGCAATCTTGATTGAAAGTCGTATTCCTGAGCAGGTGCAACGCCAGTTATTAAAGCCTTAGTGTTTCCAGCTTCAAGCCATGGCCTGTCTCTTGTTTGGTTGTAGAAGCCAACACCTGTCTGAAACGCCTGATTAGACATATCAAACTGCCCGGTAGCCTCCTGAAGCCCCTGAGATACTGCCTGTGACTGATAATCTAACGCCCTAGCGTTTTGAGAATCAGAGAGCTGTTTAGCTCTTGCTGCGTATGCAGGCGAATCAACGCTATTGCCAGTGCTCTGTGCCCAACGTGCAAGATCGTCATTTTCCTGTTGTCGTCTTGGAGCGTCATATCTCTCAAATCGACCCATTAACTCTTGCTCAATCCTTGCTCTTTCTTCTGGATTGTATACAGCTTGCCCCGGCCCCTGATAGTTGTATGGAGTTGAGGCGGTTTGACCAACCACATCAGCCTGACCCTGAAAAGTGTTGCCTAGAGCTATATCAGATTCTTGCTGATTCTGAACTATAGCGTTCTCGGTGCCTGTAAGGTTTTTGCTGTTTTTATACTTAGGGTCTTTATTGTTTGGGGAGTCGCTTAGGTTTTTCTTCTTACCCGGTAGAGCGCCAGTTTTTGACTGATATGTTTTACCAGTCTTAGGATCTCTATATACTCCCGGCGAAAGATAAATCCCTTTGCCTGTACTTTTAGCCATTTTACCCCCTTATCCACTGTTTACCTAGAGAGCTACCTGCTGCTGCTCCCTGCCTTGCTCTGTCCATAGCGTTACCAGCGCCCTGTCTAAATGGGCTTCTGGCACCATATCCGCCTGCTGCATAAGCTTGCTTAGGACTTGCCCACCCCCGCTGACGTCCCATCTGACCGTTACCAAGGCTACCGTCTGGCATCCTGTAGACACCGGGGCTAAGTCTCTGAGGTACTGCGCCGTATCCTGCTCCACCGCCTTGCATTGGAGTTCCTCCGACCTGATTTAATGCTCCCTGTGCTGCCTGTTGAGCTTGTTGTATCTGACCTTGTTCAAATCCACCGATTCCAACCTGAGCTGCTTGTTCTGGTAGAACAGCGCCAGCACCACCTTGAGCCTGACTTGCCAGTTCTGGAGTTATTGCTGTAGGAGCAGGTTCAGGTGTAATCGTGCCATTCTGCACTCCCTGATTATATGCAGCGTTTTGCATATGCTTCAGATTAGTCCTCTGCCTAGCATCAAACTGCTGCGTACCTTTAGGTAATGTAGGTAATGGCTGACCACTCTGAGCTGCAATTTGCGCCTGATTATAGGCTGCATTTTGAGCATGTTTAGCGTTAGTCTTTGCCCTCTGTGGGCTGATTAATCTTGATACACCTTTTGCCATATTTTTCTCCTCTAAAATTTATTATGGAACATTTGAGCCTTGTTCGTAAGATAGTAAAGAGCCGTAGTATTGAGGCAGCGTGGTTGTGCTTGCCCCATTACTTCCTCCGCCTAAATAAAGCGAAAGATAAAAGGCTTCTTTGTTGATATCGTAAAACTTTTTGTTTACTGTCAACGAACTCACTACAGACTGAGATGATAGCGTTGTAATAAAATCGCTATAAGAGCCTATAGTGAGTGAAGGTTGCTGGTTGATTAGTGGTCTGACCTTATTAAATTTCTTGTTACTATTCTGGCCGCCGTTTATATAGGCAGATTGTATATACCAGTTTATGCTGCTCCTATAAGCCTCTCCACTTCCCCACTGATCATAGAGATTGCCCTGCCCTGCTTTCCATAGTGCTATTGATGCAGAGCCATCAGGAGCTTGAGTCAGGAAATACATATCAGAGCCAGCAGTAGCAAATCCACTCAAAAATACGAGATTTACAGCTCCTGCCGGGGCCGGTTTATATCTTGACCATGCGCCTGTAGTCATGTTCATTACGAAAGCTGGTGCGTTTGATCTGCCTATGTATAGTAGGTTTTCTCTTGGAGAAATGGCGCATTGGTTAGGAAATATCCCCGCTGTTGGATTAGCATCCTGCGCTCTTATTAGTGGATCTATTAGTTTTGTAAGGGATAGATACCAAGAGCCGTCTTTCTTATTAGAAAGAATATCGTTTATCGAGATAATGCCGCCATTTGTTATAAAATGAGCTACTCCACCTATATAGAATATTGAGTTTCTTGCAGTCAGAGGCGGTATGAAATATCTGCCATAGAGCTGCCAAGAACCATCAGTTACACCGGGATCTGCTCCTGTATAGACAAGCACCTCGCCCTCTGTTGATACACAGAACCAAACTGATTCAGAATCCCTATTACTACCTTCTGGACAAGAGGAACCGCCAGCATATGCGCTACCGCCCTTAATAAACCAGCTATCAAGCGGCAGTCTGGTTAGTGGACTGGCAGCGCCTAATACCTGATCTATTGCGCCATACCATACGTTTCTTGAGCCTGCCTCGCAAAAATAGAGCCTGCCTCTATATACCCATGGGGCTTCAAGGTTTGTTGCTGTTAGACCTGTCCCTGTCCAGCCTGAAGTAATTAAAGTTGATGTTCCATCATATGTTTTTGGGGTTGCCCCTCCACCTGCACCAAAAAGATAGCTCCTAAACTGGCAGAAATTTAGTCCATCCGCACATACAAAAGCTGCACTAAAAACCCCTGCTGTGGTGACAGAATGACCTAGATCATAGCCCTGAGTTAAGAAAGTAGTTGTTCCGCTTGGTAGGGCTAGGGGTGTTATTTTATAATTTGCTCCTGCTATTCCTGCGACTGTGTTAGACAAGCCAAGGATAGTGAAAGATTTTCTAACCTCTGAGTACGATTCTTTAGGTGCAACATTATACAAATCTATGGCGTAATCAGGACTCATAGACACATAGGGATCTATGGCGTTTATGCCTCCTGTTGGCGGCGGTATATAGAGAATTTTGTTGCCCTGAGCCAGTGCCATATCATTTCTTCTCAAAAACAGGTCTAGGCGTTGCGTTTGAAGTGTCTATCCACTTGCCGTTCTTATCAAATCCAGTTGGATAGCTATTGCTAAAAAGCTCATCCATGTCTTTTACAAAAACATCCCAATTCTTCTGACCAATCTGAGGAGCCACATTATATAAAGCTTGATAAGCAGTCTCAGCGTCATTGATTCCAAGTTTGCCTAAGAAGTGTTTATAGTTGTCTTTGACTGTTTTAAGGTCGTTTTTGTCTTTGAGATTTGCTGTTGATGCTGCTGCGAATTGAGTCGCTATTGATTCGCCCTTCTTGCCTCCACCGTAGCCCTGCAAGGCTGCAAGCACGTTACCATAGGCTGCTGCTTTGCCTACCGCTGGTTTAGATAGGTCAATATCACCCTCTTTTGTGCTGAAACCAAACTTATCTTTGCCCCAGTCGAATTGAGTACCGTCTGCTAAGTCGCCTTGGTAGTTGCTATCAAAAAGAGGTATTGCGTTCTCTAATACTGCTTTTCTCCAGCCGTCTCTTGTCTGCTGGCGCTCGCCTTTTGATGAACCAAATAGACTACCTGCTAGACCTGCTATGCCGCCTATCCCTCCCCCAATAGCTGCACCCCAAGGGCCAAAATATGACCCCATAGCTGCACCGCTTGCGGCACCCTGACCAAAGCCCCTAATGTTTCTTTTTCCACCGCTTGCTGCGTCACCTTGGCTCATAGCGAGGTTTGTAGCGCCTAATGCTCCGATAGCTGGCAGAAGCACGTTTCCAGCCCCGCCGAAGCCTGCAAGATCGAACATCCCACCACCTTCCAATGCTACTTCAGGCAAAACCTCACCCCCCATAGCTGTTGCGTTATATGCTGCGTTAGCTGCGGGAGTTGCTGCCAATCCTCCTGCGGCTGGTGTCATAGCCTCTGCTGCGCCTGCAATTCCCAGTGCTTCTTTTAGCTGATCCTCGCCAACGTCTTTTAAACCTCCCATGAAACTTTGGCCTGCTTCTTGCAAGGGATTAGCAGCCTGCTGCGGCGTGGGAACTGACATCGGTGCGCCTTGAGGCATCATTGAGCTTTGTAGTTGTCTTGGATCAACAGGTATCAATCGCCCATCAGGGCTTTGCATAAAGACATTACCATATTGGTCTTGAACATATTGGCTCATACACCGAATCCTGAATCTGGTACGTTACTGCTACTTAAAAATCTCTGCCTCCTATACCTGCTACCGCAAAATATTGGCCCCGCTCCTCTTATGGCTGCAATTCTTTCGTTAGACCTCTCTAGTGCCTGAGCTGCCAATGTCTCATAGGCAAGACCTTTAGACCTAAAATAATGCGCCATTATCCTGAACCTCAATGCGTCATCATCCAGAACAGGTGCGTGAGTGTCTGCGCTAAATAGTGTTGCGTAAACTGTTGGGCCAGTTGATGCGATAACCCTGTTGTTTGACATATATAGAAACTTGATTGTCTTACCGTTGTCGCTCGCATCTGGCGTTGGACTGATTGTTATATCTGCCTGAGTGTAGCCAAGAACAATAAACCTCTGCCTGTTTAGATAGGATACATAGCTATATTGCCTCATCTGATACTGCTGAGGACTCATTGGAGCCATTAACGCCCAGTTATCGCTTGTATTATAGACGGTATCAAACACCCAACCATCAAAGTCAGAGGGAAAAGCATATGTATTATCTCCTGTAGCAAGGGTTATCGTTCCTTCTTTGATAAGCTGCGGCCATTCGAGTTCTCTGCATAACTCTTTGTTAGCCTCATTAGCTTTTTGTTGAAGTATCAGTGCGGCATCCTCTGTGCCTGCGTATAGGCCAGAAGCAAGGGCAGGTAAGCCCTCACTTTTTAGCCCGTTATTTACAAGGTCTAAGATGGAAGTCATTATTTACCTCTCTTTCCGCCTTTACCTTTTTTCTTTCCTTTACATGCCATAACTATCACCTCCAATTAAATCCCAAACTGAGCCATTAATTTAGCCACGACCGCCTGATGCTCCGCGTCGCTCCAGTACGTCCCCTGCACATATATCGGCTCGGAGATGGAGCCGTTCATCCAATTAGTTACGCCCGTTCCATTTCCTAATATCAAAACGGCTCCTGCTGTTGGAACTGTGTAAGATCCTCCGTTAGAATCTGTCGTATCTATCTGAACGCCGTTCTTATAAACTTTTATACCGCTAGAAGAAGTGCCTCCGTCGTATATAAAGCTCAAAACAAGGGCTTCATTTGCGGAATATGCCCCGTTATTACTCGCTCTTTGAATATATGCGCTGGTTCCGTTGAAAAGACCAACAACTATTGTTCCATTAATTGAAAGCCTTGCTACGAATCGACTAGCTGTTGTCGTGTCGTAACCTGCCATTATATAAAAATTGCCCGATGAAACCAAATTGGGCTTCACCACAACCGCCCCACTCATCCCGCCAGTAGGATTAACAGCAAGCGTAGTCGTAAGGTTATGCGTCGTGCCGTTGAACACAAACACCCTGTTGCCGTTTATGGAGGGGTAGATTGGGTAGGTGGTTGTGGGGGCGTAGGTGGAGGAGGAGGTAGCTACGTTAAAATCTATCTCTGTTGCGTGGATAGAAGATGCGTTATCTCCATCATAAGCCCTAGTGTTAGAAGCATCCGTAATGTGAACCAAAAGACTGAGATTTCCAGTATTTGCTGCTGTTGCTGTACCTTCGATTATAGTCCAAACTCCATCAGCTGTTGCTGTTGAACTTACCCATGCTACACTTGTTCCTGTTGTCCCGACTACGGACTGAGTCCCTAAATCTACATACAAACGGCTAGTGCCGGTTGTCGGCCAAGTTAAATCGACAAGAGTATTTCTTGTCCCTGTTCCTCGTTTTGCTCTGTATTTTAGTCGGTAGGTTGTCCCTGTGACTACAGGAATAGATCCTTGAGTGACGTAGTGAGTAGCAGCTGCCGCTGCGTTTTCTTTAAACTCTGTTGCCGAAATATTAACGGCGCTTCCATAGTTCCAATAGGAAGCCCCTGCCGCTAAGTTTTCGCTATATAGAACCCTATTCTCCCTATTATCCCCCCCTGACAGGATAGGCCTGTTGGCTGCTGTGCCCTGCGTTGCGGGAAAGGCTGACGACAAGATCGCTGTGGTTGTGGTTGGGATGTAGGTGGGGGAGGCAGAGGCTAATTTAAACTCTACTGCTGTAGCATGGATAGATGAGGTGTTATCACCATTATAAGCCCTAGTGTTAGAAGCGTCTGTAATATGTACCAGAATAGTAAGATTACCTGTATTCGCTGCTGTTACTGTACCTTCTATTATAGTCCATTCACTGTCTGCTGTTGCCGTTGAAGTAATCCAAGCTACGCTCGTTCCGGTTGTGCCGACTACTGCTTGCGTCCCCAAATCGACATATAAACGGCTAGTGCCGGTTGTCGGCCACGTTAAATCGACTAGGGTATTTCTTGTCCCTGTTCCTCTTTTTGCTCTGTATTTTAGTCGGTAGGTTGTCCCTGTGACTACAGGAATAGATCCTTGAGTGACGTAGTGAGTAGCAGCTGCCGCTGCGTTTTCTTTAAACTCTGTTGCCGAAAGATTGACCGCACTTCCGTAATTCCAATAAGAAGCTCCTGATGCTAAGTTTTCGCTGTAAAGTACCCTATTCTCCAGCGCACTATTGGCATAAATCGGTGCTGCTGTGGTGGCTACATACACAGGGCTGATCCATGGGGCGGAGACTGAGCCTAGCTGAACGCTTGCGCTGTAAAGGTCTATCTTCTCTGTCCCTGCGGCGTTCCATATAACGGCCATTGTTGTGTTATTGGCTGCTGTCGCAAAGGACATACCGGCCATTATAGTAGTTGAGGCGGCTGTATATGTAAGAATAACTCGATACCGCTTGGTTCCTATCGTCTCAATAGTAGCTGTGCAACCTGTGGCAGTTCCAAGAACTCCATTAAGCAAATCTACAACAACGGCCTTAGTTGCTGTCTGGTTATTACCAATAATCGCAAACTGATAATTATTATAGGCAATATCATAGATAGATCGGTAAACGGTTCCGACTGTAGCGGCTGAAGTTATTAGCTGATAAATCCCATGAGCGTCATTTGCTGCCGTAGCTGTAACAGTTGCTCCGCTAACAGTTGAAGGCCAGCCTGTCTTATTCCAAACTGCATTAGATAGCGTTTCAGAATAAGCAACCCTATTCTCCCTATCGCTCTGCGCCAGATCATCAGCTTGGCTGACTGCGCCGTCTACGGTCGTTACCTGTAGATTGCCTGACCAGTAGGCCGTCGGCTTCGTGATAGAGGTTATAGGGGAGTAGGAACCATCACTACCACGTCTATGAAATGCCCTTCTTTGAGCCATGAATCATACTCCATCACCCGGTGTAATCTGTGCGTATCCGTTAGCTATTGCTCCTATGACTGCGTATCTATCATAGCCTGCTGGTCTGGTGAATATCTCAACACCGCCCGGTGGAATTATCATGCCGTTACCATCAGTGAAAGCTGCTGTAACAGTAGCAGAACTTGAGCCTATATTGACTGCTATTGCGCCAGTTGATGTATTAACAATTCTAACCTGTTTAGCTGCTGATACTATGTCAACTGCCTGAGACGATGCGCTAATTGTAACGTTTTTTGCTGTTGCTATGCTCGGTTGAAAGGAGAGAAAGCTCATAAAATACCTATAAAAGTTGACATAATGCCTGTTTTGAGAACTCTTGAATTTTTAGTCTGTCATCAAGATTTCTAACGTGACCTATTAATGATTCTACAACCTTTAGTAATTCCTCTTTAGTGCAATTAGCAAAAGGCTTAGGATCACCACTATCATTAAACTTCCAGAGCATGTCCCCAATCGGCACAAGCAGGGGGAACTCAATTTGCTCCTCCTGCCTTGCCATTATCAGGTTATCAACTGTTCTGGTTAGCTGATCAAGGCCACCTAAATCACTTCTCATATTTTAACGTATTCTTTTGTTAATTCGTTAATACATGCAAATAGACCATGAGTGCCACTTGTCAGCGTTACTGAGCCGTTGGTTGTTCCATTCAGGATGCCGTCAGTTGGGCAGAAAACTCTGACCTGTGCAGCAGCTCTATTTACAACAAACTGAGTCTTCTCAAATCCTCTTGCTGATGTTGGATCTCTTAGCTTAAAAACATCTCCGGTTGCGCTGGTTGCTGCGGTTACAACACAGATATCGCCCAGTCCTTCGTAAGCTTGAGATTGAACGCTCTTGCCTGTTAGCGTAATTCCAGTCTCAGTTGTAAGTTTAGCAATCTCTTTGGCTAACTCTGAGGGTGTGCCAATCTGCATTAATTTTAATATTTCTGTCATTTTACTTTCTCCGTAGTTTTAGATTTAGCCTTGCTTTCTAATTCAGCAATAATCTGATCTTTCTTTGCCAACGCCTCAGCCTGAGCGTCAAGTTGAAGCTGAATCGCCTCAAACTTTCTGTTCATTTCTGCCTCAGCAAATCTTTTATCAGAGCCTTCAAGGAAAGCGATTGCCTTCTTTCTATCGGCCAACCCTCCCATTACTTTTGTTACCATAGCATCACTTGATTGAGCTAACTGCTCAACGCTATAGATGTCAGATGCTTCGTAGTTCTTAATCTGAGCAGGTGTCATGTTATCAAGCACTTTTAGAGGTGTGCCGATTCTCTCACCTTTTTTCTTAGCTAGGTACATCTCCCATGCGTCAGGGAATCGTCTGATATCTGAGTATTCTGCTGTGTCTCTTACGGGAACCTCTAGGACACTAAAAGAATCAGTTGTTATTTTTATGTATGGAATATCTATGTATTTTGGAGCATTGGGATCGAAAGCTGCCTTGGGGTTAGGTCTTGCCTCATCTCTAAACTCAACAAACAGTGAATTATCTCTCGGATCTGGTCGTCTTGGTAGTTGCATATTGTTTAATCATCCTTCTTGGTTAAAAAGGGGAGATTACTCCCCCCTCATGTTAATTATTAAGCTACGCCCTCATCGTGGTTAGCACTAATGATGGTTGTTGCATATACTTCAGCAGCAGCAGCAGTTGTGATAGTAGCGCAGATAAACAATCCTGCGATTGCATCATCTGTTACTACGGCATCATCAACTACGCCATCAGTTGCAGTTGCAAACAACAGCTTATTCTCAGCGCAATCAACGGCAGCGAGAACTTTAATTCCTCTGCCAACTCCACCGCCCGGTCCCCTCCAGAACCAGCCGTATGAACCGCTTGCGATAGCGACTTGAGGTATGCCCAAAATAGGCACAACCGAATCAATGTCACCAGCAGCAGCGGCAATTGCTAATGGAATAGCGGCGCTTGATATTTTGCAAAGCTGATAGGCTGAAAGAGCCTCATTTGCTTTTGCATATATCCAATGACCGCCTTGGTTATCAATAGCTCCATCGCCGGGTTTAAAACCACCGGGGACAGTTCCATCAATAGCTGTAGCTGTTACTTCAAAATCGACCCCAACAGGGACGATTGAATATACATTTGTTAAAGCCATATATTTTTTCTCCTTATATTAAGCGTGTATAACACCTTGGTTTCTCATATTGGACACGCAGAGGTTTCCTGCCCATCCCATAATCTTAACCACACCATCTTGGTCAACGGCGTATCTATCAGCACCTAATGGCTCCATGTTCCTCTCTGAGTGAACGACAAGATAGGTCTTGCCATGGTCAACAAAGTACATGTGACTTGCTGGACATGTTCCACCAAGGCCACCGTCAAAATAGACAGGTATGTTATGTTTGTATGCATAGCTATCGTAGCCGCCTTTAGCTTTGGTATCAGAGGTAATTCTCTGTAAAGCCTGTAAAGATTGCTCGTAGTAGCTAAAATATGTGTTATCAGCATAGATGGCAGTAGGACGTGCTTTATCAGTTGCTAATCTTAGATACAGCGTATCCATAGCGTTTCTGATTGTAGCAGGACCAGCAACTACACCTTCCACAGAGAAGTCATAAAGCTTTGATTGCCAAAAGCTCCATGTTGCTCTGTTGATGTTTCCATATGTTCCAGTAGTAGGATCATCGGGAATTGCAGCTTGTAAACCACCAATCTGCTTACCGCCAGAGGCAGTTCCATCAGAATAGAGGTCAGTAGCAAAGTTGTTAGCGAAAGTAGTTTTAGCATTTTCAACCTTTGATTCCATCAAGTTAAATATTCTCTCTTTGCCAGCGTTCTTGAGCAATTCAAGACCAGACATAGAGACAGATATTGCGACTTGTTTCCAATCGTAGTTGGCTGCGCTAATAACGTCAGTTGGTGATACATCCAGAGTTTCCCAACCGGAATACCTCTGATAAGTACCATTTTCTGCATATTCGAGAGGGACAACGATTGTTTCCCCGCCGCCTATAAGTTTGATTTTTCCTCGCTTGTTACATTCAGCGTAAAAAGCGACGTTGTTAGAGATATTATCAGTAATCTCATCAGCATAATGCTTGAGAGTTGTGGCTAATATCTCCGAGTAGTTCGGACTTGCCATTTTGTTCTCCTAAAACAGTTAATAATCTAACGTGATGAGTGTTCTCTCCACGCCATTTCTATTGCTTCCCTAGCTGTGCGTGCTGTCTTAGGAGGTTCTACGGTTCGAGAGCTGGAGCCTGTGAGACTTATCGCCGCTTCTTTGGCCTTCTGCGTCTTCTCGTCGCTGAACTTGACTTGTGTGTTAGTGGTACTCGTCAGCTTGGTACGCACTTGAGGATTTGCATAAACTGCTCTGTTATAAGCCTCATGCAACGCCTCATAATCAGTAATATACGGATTCTCGGAATACACAAGAGGTAAAATTGACTTGATGTATGATTTAGCATCATTCCAAAATGGTCTTAATGGTTTACCGCTTGCATCTTTCTCAGAACCAAACATATCAAGCTGCGCTCTTAGCTGTGCTATCTCTTGTTGTTTTGCAGTTTGTTGTTGATTGGCGATTAATTCATCTACTCTTGGATCTCTTAGTGGAGCTGATTGTTGAGCTGATGGCGCTGAATCAAAATCTCTTGTTAGATCGTCAGGGCTAAGGTCATATCTCTTTGCAAGCTCAATTATTGCTCCGACTGGATCTTCTTCAAGATAATCGTTCCACTCCCAGAGAGCCTTTGTAGCTGAAGCAGGTGTTTTCTGTTCTAATCTTAACGCTCTAACCCTTTCAGGAGGGAATACTTCATCCCATGAAGCATCTGACCACTGAGCTATCTTGTCATTAACTGCCTGTTTATACCTAGCGACAGCAGCATTTCGCATATCCTCATACTTTTTGAGGGCTGTACGGACTTCAGGGGAAACTTTAGCCCACAGAACCTTGTCCTCAGCTTTCCAGAACGGAGGAGCATCCTCTGAAACTTGTATAGGTTGTTTAGCTGGCTGGACCTCTTTAGGTGGCTGTTTTGCCTTTCCTGTTTCATCAGCAGCATCACTTCCCAAATCTGAGCTAACTTTCTTAATATCTTCATTTGTTTCATCACCTGAGACTTCGACAGGGGTAGATTCAGGGGGCTGCTCTGTGACTTCTGGCTCGGTTTGTTCTGCTTCATTTTGTTTACCTTCGACTTCTTCAAAAGCCTTAGTTAGTGCCTGTCTTAGTGGGCTTGTTTCTTCTGCCATTTAATCCTTTTTGTTGATTGCTCTGTCTATATTGTCCCAGAGAGCTTTCTTAAGGCGCTCTGAGTTGTGGGTTGTAATAGGATTAGTGCGCTTTCTTTGGCTAATGAGATCGTTTCCAACCTCAGTATAGCCATAAAGCTTAGTTGTCCTTCTAAACTCACTTTTTGATGTGTAAATCTTATCGTCTGCGGGGTGCCAAGTGGGGGTCATTTCGTCTGCTATTACGGTATGGAAAGTATCTCTTGCTGGATCTTCCTCTATTGGGACAACCCCAATCCCTTTTTCATACCTAAATAGTTTCCTTGGCATACCCTGATATAATACAATAAATCTAAATAAAGCAAGATATAAAATATTATCTTTCAGTCATCATAAACAATAGCAGGATTTCCTCTAAGTCAAAGCCTAAGCCTAACAGATCCTCTGCTGCTGGGATAAGTGTTGGGTTGTCGGCAAAAAATGGGTGAATAAGTGCTGGATTGACCTTCTTTTTCTTCCCTCGGTAGGGAACCTGAACCCTGTCATATATAGCATCGTCATAGACTTGTTGACCGCCACCTACTCCTCCAGAAGTGCCATAATGAGGCTTAAGAAAAAAAAGTAAGGTCATCCCTTAGCCGCCTCGTCTAGCTTCTCAATTTGTTGCCTCAACTCGTTTATCCGCTGCATGGCCTGAGCCTGAAACGCCCTTGCCTTTTCAAGCTCTAAAAATAGCCTTCCCATCTCTGCTTCAAGTTCTAATTTTTTATTTTCCATATTTTCCTTTTAAGCCGTATATTCGTCGTTGCTCCCAAGTCTTGCCATCTGATAGTGGATGTCCACATACAAGAGGCCGACTTTGTTAGTGTAAGTATCTCCTGCTGCGCTTGAGTTTCTAAAAAGTCTACAAATCAGAATCGAAGATAAATCATCTTGTGTGCTATCTGGTGTAATGCCTGAAAACGTTGCAATGTAATGCTTTCCGGCTGTGATGTTGGCATCATCTGGGACAAGAGTTGTGCTTGAAGTCACAATTACTGTGTCGCCAAAAGTAGCCCCCGGCTCTTTCCAACAATATTCTAAACCCCAGATTATGTCGGAACTATTGACCGTTGCGGCTGGCGTAAAATGAACGTGAATTTTTATCTGTCCACTGTTCCATGAGTGCGGCAGTTGCGCAGTAAAGAATATCTCTTTCTCGTTTCCTGCTACTGATTCGTCAGTAAAGCTATAGAGCCAAACACCTTTAGAAGTTCCTGCGCTATCATCAAAATACTTTTCAAAAGCTGGCACCCCTGCCTCTGCGGCTGCTCTTACAGTTGGTTCAACTCGTAAATCATCCCACGGTTGCGCTGTGCCTTCCATTGTCTGATGGCCTGTGTCATCAAACTTTGTGTAGTTTGTTGAGCCGCCATCACCAAAAACACAAGGGCCATCGGCCTCTACAGAATAAAGTTGATTTGATAAAACTACAGTATTACCGCTTCCAAAACCCCCTCTGCTCGTAGCCAACGCCCCACCAGCATCGGCATTTAGCTCCATAGCATTGCTGCCATAACCAAATCTAAAATAGCACCCGGCGTAATCGTCTAGCTCCCATAACCAAGCATTAGGAGTTACAGCGCTGCCGACCCACATCTGACCGCCGCCGCCGTTAACATCGTTAAAATAGGAATCTCCCGTTACGCTTAAAGCATAAGTGCCATCAACAATATAAACTGTTTTGGTTCCATCAGTCGCCTGAATACCGTAACCACCCTCTCCGATGTTGACAGTGTAAGTTCCGTCGTTGAAATATGCGTTATATGCGGAAACATAATACCCGGCTGTCAAAGTATTGCAGTTTATTCCCGAAGACTGAGCATCAACTGCATAAAATCCATTGCAAAGAGTAACGCTATTACTGCCATCGGTTGCATAGATCGCCCCAGTTCCGTTTGAGGTAACCTCTAAAAAACCCCCACCCAAACTGCCGTTGTTGTTGAGATACATTCCGTTCCCGGATATCTGGTAGAAGTCTCCGGCCAGAGCAAGTTGTCCGTAAACATCGAGGGCTTGGCTGTTGTAGCAAAGATTTACATAGTTCGCTCCGTCTGAAAAATAACCAGCCTTTGCGTTGGTAGCGTCGCCGAGAATAGCTTGATAGGTTGAGCCAACGGTAAATTTATAAGATCCTAAATCCACATCCCCCGTTGCTCCGGTGTAAGGGACCTTGCCAGTGCCATCGTCTTGCCGGTATTCGCCTAAAATGGGGTCTACTTTATTGCTCATGTCATCTTAATAGTCGTAGTCGTTCCGGCCACCGTAATTGTCTTTGTTGCAACAGTAACGCCAGCTAGTTTGTAGGTGATAACCGTAGTCGCAGGGGCAAGGGCTTCGTCGATAACTTCTTCATCGTGCCGGGGGACACACAGGCCAGAAGTTACGACCTGAATTTTACCATCAGGGCCAGAGACATATTCAACATCATAGGTGCCAAGCCTGTTATTATCTACCTGTTGAGCAGTCATAGTTAATCATCCGTATCTTCTTCATCTTCTTCTTTTTCTTCGACTGTTACTTCTGCTGTAGTGCCATCAGATTTTTTAATCTTGCCGACTCTCTTTGTAGGTTTTGGAGCTGCTACGTTTACAACTGGAGCAGGTATTGATTTAAGAGCCTGAGCGAAAATAGAAGCAACGCCTGTTAAATCAGAAGATGATTTAGCACTTGACGTTGCCTCTCTAACTT